GGATGCGAAAACCCTTGATCGCGGCTCCGATGGCCGCGATCCTCTTGACCGCAGCGACACCTCGACTCTCATCCTGATTGTCGCGCGCATCCCACCCAGATTGTCGCGCTACAGTCTTCGTCTCCTCGCGGAAATCCGTCGCCCAGATGATGTTGCCGCCCATCCGCATCCGGCCATAGAGCCGCGGGATCACTGCGCCTTCGGTGGCCGAGGTGATGCGCAGCGTGTCGAGCCGCGCCCCCTCGATGCGCTGCGTGGGCGCCAGCGACGAGATGATCCAGCTGTCGACGACCGAGCCGATGCTGGAGCCGATGAAGCCGCCGATGGTGGCGGCGCTGACGCCGAGGATCGCGCCGCCGATCGAACCGCCAATGGCGGCGCCAGCGGCGCCGAGAACGAGGGTGGCCATGTTCGGATCTCAGCGTTGCGGGAAGAGAAAGGCGAAGGCGATGCGCCGCCGCCAGGATGGGGTGAGCGGTTCCTCGACCACGCCGAGCCGCTCGTAGGCGTGGAGGAAGGAGTCGGAACCGGTCAGGATCCCGACATGCTTGGCAATGGCGCGCGGCTTCATGCGGAAGAGGACCAGCGCGCCGGGGCCGGCTGCCGCCGGTTCCACTTCGATCATCATGCGTCGTGCGCCCTCGGACAGAACCTCGCGCGGACCCGTCTCGCCCCAGTCCCGGCTGTAAGGCGGGATCGGGAACGGCTCGGGGCCGACGATCTCGCGCCAGACGCCCCGGGCGAGACCAAGGCAATCGCAGCCGACGCCGCGCAGGCTGGCCTGGTCGTGATACGGCGTCCCGAGCCATGAGCGCGCAATGGCGATGACGCGCGTCGGATCGGCGTTCACAGCACCGACCCTTCGTGCCCACCATCCTTGGTGGCGTAGCGCAGCACGGCGTCCTGGCCGGGGATGTGCGGGAACCCGCGGAAGTTGGCGGTGTTCATGAACTTCGCACCACAGGTCTCCATCCGCTTGTCGCAGCCCGCGCGAATGGTGAAACCGTCGCCCTCGGCGATCGCGCGCACCGGCGCTTCGAGCAGCGTCAGTACGGCGATGCCATCCGCGACGTCATGGCCCAGCATTTCGGTGCGCCGCCCGGCGTTCGCGCCGCTCGTCCAGTCCAGCGTGCCGAAGGTGAACCAGCCGGACGTGAATGCGCCCAACCCCGCAGCGGTGAAGGCCCGGTCGCGCAGGAGATCGATCACGGCGCCCGTGCCCTTGAACGCCGGATCCTCGAGATCGACGCCGCAGCGCGCATCCCCCAACGTGGCATCGCAGGTCGCCTGGAAGGTCCGCCCGACCGTCTGGCCGAGGACGTGGGCGAGCGAGCGCACCTCGGCGACGAAGGCCAGACGCCCGCGCCGGATCTGACCGATGGCCCCGCGCCGCATCAGTACGCGCTGCCCGGTGTCGGCCCAGTTCACCCGCCAGACCTCGACCTCGGCGTTGTCCCAGCGGCCGTCAAGGATATCGGTCTCGGTGATGCGGTCCGAGGTCAGCACGCCCTCGGCATCCTGCGCATCGACCGACAGGTCGGAGCCCGAGCGGACCTCGGACGCCGTGAGCCCGCTTTCTGGCTCAAAGTCGGTGCCATCGAAGGCGAGCGTCCGGTCGTGGTCGGTGAAACCGAAACTCGCGCCGTCCGTCCGCGCAATCCGCCAGCACGAGGCGAGCGTGGTCGTGCCATCGTCCAGATGGGCTTGCAGGTCGGGCGACAGGGATTTCATCGGCAGGTTCCCGTCATGCGGTCATCGAGATCGGCGATCCAGATTGCCCATTCGGACGGAATGGCGGCGACCGTCTCGACCGGCGGTCGGGCGAGCCGCGCCTCGGCATAAGAGGCGCAGCCGGCATCACCAGCGCCCATCGTTGCGGCGCAGCCGGTCAGCAGGATCGCCAGCGCCGCGGCCATCGCGAACCGCGTCGCGCCCGCGCTCGACGCGCTCGTTCCTGTCTTCCATGGCATCGTGTTCCACCTCCCGTTTGCCCACGCGTTCCCCTTCCGCGCGCCCCCAGACCCGTCCGAGGACGATGCCGCCGACCGCGCCCAGAGCCGCGACCAGCCAGATCAGGAGATCAGCCATCGTCCCGCTCCCCGCGCGCCGCGGCGACGCAGAGGGCGACGACGAAGACGCCGAGGCAGCCGCCCACAACCAGACCTGCGAGGAACTCAAGCATCGCCGCGGAACCCGCGCTCGATCCGGTCGCGCAGACCGATCAGGCCCAGACCGAGGAACATCAGCCCCGCGGGCGAGGCATCGCCAGAGCCGGCGAGCAGCGCGACGAGCCGGGACAGTTCCCCGAGCGGCTCGGTGGCGGGCAGCGCGAGGGTGGCGATGCCGGTGAGCATGGCGAGAAGTCCCGCCCACCAGGTGAGCGAGTTGGGTCGGACGTAGCGCATGAGTCAGGCCCTCCGGATCAGGGTGGAGAAGAAGGCGGCCAGTTGGGCGAGCCAGCCGGTCGGCTCGGTGGGTGAAGGAGCGAGGACCGGAGGCGTCGGCGACGGCCCGCGAGCCAAGGCCAGAGCCTCATCCTCGGTCAGGCGACGGATCGGTCGCGAGAAGTCCACCCGGCCCGTGCGATCCGCGGACCAGACCGGGATCGTGCCGCCGGGATAGCGGCCATGGCGGAACAGGTCGCGCTCAGCTTCCCGGCGCGGAATAATCGAGGCCGGTCGCCGCCAGTTAAGAAACGCGTCGGCGGCTGCAACTCGATTTCCGGCATTGAGGTGCCGGGTCAGTGCGGCCTTTGCGATGCCGCCGGTGTTGTAGTGAAAGCTGACCAGCGCATCGAATTCATGCGGCGCAAGCGGCACCTTCACGGCGCGCAGCACACCGGCCTCATAGCGCGCGAGGTCGGCCCGGAAGACCCGGAACGCCTCGCGGATCCCGGCATCGAGATCGCCGGGCATTCCGCGGGCCATGGTCGCCGGATCGGGCGGCCCGGCCGCGGCCGTGTGGCCGATGCCGAAGGTCCAGACCAGTTTCACATCGAGATAGGGTCCGGGCACGAGTCCTTCGTGCCGGACGAGGGCCAGCAGGCCCCGATCGGTCATGTGCATGGGATTACCGGAGGAGCGAGAGGACCAGGATCAGTGCCGCGACGGCGAGGCCGATGCGCAAGCGATGGGCGAAAGCCTGCCGGGGGTCGGCGGGGTCGCAGCGGAGGGAGCGTGCGAGGCGGAGAAGGTCATTCATCGCCGCCGCCTTCGTTGGCGCGGCGGAGGCGGGCCAGCAGCATTTCAATGAAGGCCGGACCGAAGACGCCGACGAGATAGGCGGCCGAGCCTGCCGCCCCGCCCGCAGGGATCGCCTCGGGCGGCAGACCCATCCAGCTCGTGATCACGGCCATGGAGAGGCTGCCCATCCCGGCCGCGATCAGCCCGCCGAGCAGGATATGCCGGAGCGCATCGCGCAGTCGCATCTTCGTGGTCAGCGCGTTCGTGGCGCCGCCGAGCGCGCCCCAGGCGGCGAGGATCACAGCCGTAGACGTGGCGAGTTCCTTTAGAACCGCAGCGATAAAGCGGGTTTCGTCGTTCATCGGCGCAGTTCCAGAAGCGGGATGGAGGTGATCGAGCCGAGCCGCTCGAGGTCGAGCGTCACGTCGAGCGCGTCGGTGTCGAAGCGCACCGGCACGTCGAACTCGAAGCCGGCGGTGATGGCGACGCCCGCAGCGGGCGCGGTGTCGAAGGTCACGACGCCGGTGGTCGCGTCGACGGACCAGCCGGAGGGCTGCTCGACCCCGTCGAGCGCGATGCGCAGAGTGCCAGCCACCGGCTTGGTGATCGTGCGGATCCAGGTCTGGCTGCCGGAAGCGTAGCGCTTGACCAGCTGGAAGGCGGTCGTCGCGCCGTCGCCGGTGCCGATCGCCTGGTCGGTAGGCGATGGCGTGCCCGAGGGCAGGCAGGACTTGTGGTCGCCCCAGTCCTTGAAGCGGAAGCCATGCAGCCGACCGTTGCGCGCCTCGAAGAAGGCGACGACCGCCGCCAGATCGTCCGCGCGGCGGATGCCGTAGGCCACGTCGTAGCGGCGGCGCGAATTGGCCCAGCTGGCGTTCCTCTCCTCGTCGCCCGAGGCGAGCTCGACGATCTGCGTGCGCCGCTCGGGCCCGCCCCGCGCGCCGCGGCTGATGTTGTCGGGAAACCGGACCTCGTGAAACGCCATCACATGCCCCTCCGACCGAGCGACACGGCGCGGGCGATATCCGCGGCGACCTGCGTTCGCGATTGCCGGAAGCTCTCGGCGTCGCG